TTCGTGGACTGGATGACGCCGAACTTGAATTCAACGTCACAAAAAGACGCTTAACACCCTCTCGACAACCGGAAACCCGCGCCCATGCTCGATCTTGAAAAACCAAACGCGACACTCGGACAGGCGTTAAGCGACGCCGCTCCTAAGCCTCGCTTGCTCGACCAGGTGCGGGCCGCTATTCGGACCCGGCATTACAGCTACCGCACCGAGAAAAGCTACGTCCACTGGGCCAAGCGTTTCATTTTGTGGCACGGGAAGCGGCACCCGGCCGAGATGGGGGCGGTGGAGGTGGAGGCGTTTTTGTCGGCGCTGGCGACGGAGAGGAATGTGTCGGCCAGTACGCAAAATCAGGCCATGCACGCGATTTTGTTCCTTTACAAGGAGGTGCTGGGTGTTTCTCTCCCCTGGCTGGACGGGATTACCCGGGCGAAGGGGGCAAAGCGGTTGCCGACCTTTCTTACCCGGCGGGAAACTCAGGCGCTGTTGCGTCATGTGAGCGGGACCAACGGGCTGGTTATCCGTTTGCTCTATGGCACGGGAATGCGGCTGCTGGAGGGGTTGCGCTTGCGGGTGAAGGATGTGGACCTGGAGCGCAGGCAGATCACCGTGCGGGAGGGTAAGGGGAACAAGGACCGGGTGACGATGCTGCCCGCTTCCCTGGTGGAGGAATTGCGCGATCACCTCCGCGTCCGCTTGAAGATGCACCACGTGGATTTGGCTACCGGCCATGCGGATGTGGAGTTGCCGGATGCGATCCAGAGGAAGTATCCCAGGGCGGCGCAGGAGTGGGCCTGGCAGTACGTTTTTGCGGCGCCGAAGCTCAGTGTTGACCCGCGTACCGGGGCCTATCGCCGCCACCACCTCTACGAGCGGAATATCCAGCGTGCCGTGAGGGCGGCGGCGATGGCGGCGGACATCGGCAAGCCGGTTTCTCCCCACACTCTGCGACACAGTTTCGCCACCCACCTGCTGGAGGAGGGCTACGACATCCGCACGGTGCAGGAGCTGCTGGGCCATGCGGACGTTTCGACGACGATGATCTACACCCACGTGCTGAACCGGGGCGGGCGCGGGGTTCTTAGCCCGCTGGACAGGATTTGACCATGGCCGGCTCGTCCAAACCCCGCAAGCGTTACCGCCCCCAGGGCGTCCACCTTCCCCAGGGGCGGGTGGATAGGTTGGTCCTTCCGGCCTATGCGGCCCTGACGGCGTTCCAGTTCGGCCAGGCGTCGGGGGACAACTACGCCGACCTGGCGGCGGTGGTGAATATCTTTCTGGTGCTGTCGCGGCGGGATGCGTCTATCTCGCCGGCGGCGGAGGGTGCGGCCCATGCGCTGCTGTCCATTGCGGAGCGGAAGGGGAAGGCTGGTAAGTACGGGGCCTCGGGCGAGGAGCTGGAGGCGCTGCGGGGGTTGATGAAGCTGGCGGACGGGGGGTATCTGCTCCGCCAGCGGGATAGGGTGCTGATTTCGGCGATTACGACGGCTGCCCGGGAGTCTGGGCTTTCTTTTACGGTTTGAAAGGGGTTTTTTCTATGGGCGAGGTTGTTGATCCGCTCACTCCGCCGGAGTGTGATTTGCGGGACTACGGATATTTTCCTCTGGAAATCGTGCGGCTTTTCGGTTCGGAGTTCAACGCGGTGGCTACAGATTCGGAGTGGAGAGCGGGAATTACGCTGTGCGTTAAAAGTTTTCATCAAGTTCCGGCAGGAAGTTTGCCGGACGACGACATTTCTTTGGCGCGTCTCGCCGAATTTGGACGCGATCTAAAAACTTGGCGAAAAGTTAAGGCGGTTGCGATGCGCGGTTTTGTTAAGTGCTCGGACGGGAGGTTTTATCATCCGGTGGTGGCGGAAAAAGCGCTGGAGGCGTGGGTTGATCGGATCAACAGAAAACGCTTTTCGGCCGCCGGGGTGGCGAAAAGAAAAAACGAAAAATTCGATTCGGAACAACTGGATGCGGAGATTTCAAAGATAGTCGAAAAAATTTCACGCCTTAACCCAAACTCACGAGTTTTTAAAAAGGTTGCGTATATCACCGGTAAAAAGCCAGCAACCGCCGGTACAACCGCCGGTACAACCGCCGGTACAACCGCCGGTACAACCGCCGGTACAACCGCCGGTACAACCGCCGGTACAACCGCCGGTAAACCAATAGAAGGGAAGGGAAGTAAAGGGAAGGGAAGTGATGTGAAGGGAAGTGATTTAACTTGTTTATTTAAAAATAAAGCGGCGGCGGCGACGCTATGCGCGAATAACTCTACCAGCGGCGAATGTCAAGAAGAAAATCCGCCGCCGCCGCCGCAGGTTGAATTTTCAAATGCTTTGAAGGGCTGGGAAAAGCAGCGGGGGAAGGTGGCCAAGGTGTCTTCCAACGACGCACGAATCTCCGCATGGGTAGAGGCCGGGCTGACAATGCAGCAGCTTCGCAGCGCTTACGATGCGGCGGTTGAGGACAGGCGGCACAACGAGGACGAGGGGCCAATCAACACGGGGTTTTTGGGCATCTTCGTGGAGCGCCTTCGGAAGGCGGCCGGAAATTCAAAATCGGGTTTTGCAAAAGGGGGGCCGTGGTTTTTGACCTGCGGCGGCGTTGAGGACAAGGCCAAGGAGATCGGCGTAGCGCATCTCAAAGGCGAGGCGTGGCCGTACTTCAGGGACCGGGTGTTCGCCCATGAGGGCGTCACCCAGGAGATGGTCAGGAAGGCGCGGGCGGACTTGCGATGAACGACCTTATCGGGGCCTTTCTGGAATTCAAGCGCCACAACGCTGGGCGGTCTGAGCGCACGGCGGAGGTGTATGGGCTGGCGCTGGGCAGGCTGGTGGCGTTCTTCGGCGAGCGCGATCCGCTGCGGGCGTCCCATGACGAGCTGATGCTGTTTTCCGGCGCCTGGCTGCACAAGCAGGGGCTGCGGCCTGAAAGCCGCCGCACCCATGTGGCCGCCGTTCGGGAGTTCTACCGCTGGGCGAATGAGCAGGGACACGTTCGGGGGAATCCGGCTTCCGGCATCCCATACCCGAAAGTGGGGAGAAAACTCCCCCGGGTGATGACCATGGCCAACGCGGAGAAGCTGATGTGGGCGCCGGACCTGTCAACCTTCGTCGGGCTGCGGGACGCCACCATGCTGGCGCTGCTGATGGGCTGCGGCCTGCGGGTGTCGGGCCTGGTCAGGCTGAACCAGGGGCAGGTCATTCAGGAGGCGATAGACGGCCACCCGCGCCTGGTGTTGAGGGTGGTGGAGAAGGGGGAGAAAGAGCGGCGGATTCCTGTCCCCCTCGATGCCGATCTGCTGTTGCGCCTGTACCTGGAGCACCCGGAGCTGTCGGCGATAGACCGCTCACTTCCCAGCGGCGACCAGGTGCTGTTCGTGTCCACCCGGAACCGGACCTGCCCCCCCCACGAGTACAGCGGCGAGCGCCGCCGGTTCAACCGCCGGACGGTGCTTGGGATGGTGGCCAAGTACGGCAAAGAGGCAGGCATCCCCGACGACCAGCTCCACCCCCATGCGCTGCGCCACCTGTTCGGCACCGAGCTGGCGGAGGGCGACGTGGACCTCCTCACCCGCCAGAAGCTGATGGGCCATGCCGACCCGAAGAGCACCGAGATTTACACCCACCTCGCCATGCGCAAGATGACCAAAGACGCCGACCGCGCCAACCCGCTGGCGAAGATGCGCACCCCGATGTCCGACCTGATGCGCCGCCTCAAGGGTGAGAAGTGATGGGGTTCGTGTGTTCCAGCCCCTCCGCTGCGCGGCGCAACCCACATAGGGGGGGGCTGAGATATTCGGGGCGGGTAGCATTTACTGGGCGCGCTTGTCTGGGTCTGGAGAAACCCGCAACTCACCCCGATATGGGGCCAAAACAATCAGTATCCCGCAACGGTAATTACTTCGCGGTTTGAAGAAAGGCGAAATTCATCAACGGTGAATAGGGGCTATCGGGTGAACAAAAACAACGAAATGCGAAATTCGGAAGATGGAATTGCACAGGCGCTGCCCGGAGGGGCCATGCCGCCGGCAGGGGTGGGGGCTCGGCATGGGGCTGTGCCTGTTCCTCCGGGGGGGGGTGGGTACCTACCCAGATGCAGTGTTTTTGAATTTCGGCCATCGGCCGGCGAAAAAAAACGCGACCCGCGCCTGGACGAGCTGGAGGCCATGGGAATACAGCTGGTCCACCGGCAGGTCGCCGAAGAAATCGGCTTCGACGCATTCGTTGCCGCCTGGCGGATATGGGACGCCCACCTGGAACATGGGGAAAACATGCTGAACGTCTCCATCCGGCCCTATCGCTCCTACCTCAAGTTCCAGCGAAACCGCTACATCGAGTCGCTGTTCGGGATGGGCATGAAGCCGTGCGAAATACGGGCCGCCGTGAAAAATAACCTCGGCGAAAAGATCAGCAATTACGCGATTTTCAGCAAGGCCATCAAGAAAAAATAAGCACGCCATGACCCGCTACAAGACCATCGCCCAATTTGCCAGAGAATCCGGCTACTCGGAGGATGCGGTTCGTGGCAAAATCAAGGAGGGCGTATGGATGGAGCGCAAAGTGTGGCGCCGGGCACCGGATGGGCATATCTTGATCGACGTGGAGGGGTACCACGAATGGGTGGAAAACGGCAACGGACTGGCGTGCTTCCCGTCTCGCAAACGAGCATCCAGATCGACTTCGAGTTCCGCGGCATCCGCTGCCGCGAAAGGATCAAATTGCAGCCCACCCCCGCTAACCTGAAGCGGGCGGAGATTCATCGCGCCGCCATCCTTGACGCCATCGCAAGGGGGACGTTCGACTACGCCACCACCTTCCCCGATTCCCCGCGCCGCTTCCTGTTCGCCGAACACAAAGGCGCCGGCTACCGCCTGGACGACTGGCTGGAATCGTGGATAGCGCGCCAAAAACCCCACATCAAGGCCAGCACCTGGAACGGCTACGACAAGATCGTCCGCAACGTGCTGATCCCCGCTTTCGGGGAAATCACCCTCACCGACCTAAAGCGGCAACACATCCGGGAGTGGTGCGACAGCCAGGCCGAAGCGAGCAACAAGCGGCTGGCAAATGTCCAGAGCGTGCTACGCTCCGCCCTTCAGGACGCCCTGGACGACGAGATGATCGAAACCAACCCCCTCTACGGCTGGAAATACACCCGCCGCGAAGCGCCAAAACCGGTTGACGACGTGGACCCCTTCACCGCCGACGAGCAACAGGCCATCCTGGAGGCGTGCCGGGACGAACAACACCGGAACCTGTTCCAGTTCGCCTTCTGGACCGGCCTACGGACATCGGAGTTGGCCGCCCTGGAGTGGGGCGATGTCGATTTTGTACGGGGGATGGTTCGGGTGCAACGCGCTAAAACCCTCGCCGCCGACGAGGCCGAGGGGACAAAAACACGGCGGGGAACCCGGGACGTGAAAATTCTTCCCCCCGCCATGGACGCCCTGAAAAACCAGAAAACACACAGCTACCTAAGCGGCGCCGGGGTGTTCCTTAACCCGAGAACCGGAGAGCCGTGGGAAGGCGATGCCCCCATCAGAAAATCCGCCTGGGAGCCCGCGCTGAAAAAAGCCGGCGTTCGCTACCGCCGCCCATACCAAACGCGCCACACCTACGCCAGCATGATGCTCACCGCGGGCGAGTCGCCAATCTGGCTGTCCCAGCAAATGGGCCACTCGGACACCACGATGATTTTTCGCACCTACGGGCGCTGGATACCCGACGCGACCCCCGACGCCGGGGGGAAGGCGGTCGAAATGTTCGGCGCGAAAAAAGCTGTCGAGAAGCCGTCGAAGGTACGCCAATGAGCGCCAATTTTCAGGCATTTCCGGAAACGACAACGCATAAAAATCAAGCAGTTAATGGCGGAGAGGGGGGGATTCGAACCCCCGAAACGTGGCGCCACGAAAGGCCCGCAAGAGGTAGCCGTCTAAAAGCTGCCGAAGGGG